TAAAGCATTTGATAGAAAAGTGACCGATTAACAATATAGGTTATATTGTGTTACATTTTTTCATAAAAATGAATTGTTTTATTTTATTTAATAATGATAATCATAAAAATGATGAAACTGCGAGACTGGATTCCAATAGATAAAATTGATTGGAGGAGCTTATCTGCAAATCCAAATGCGATATCTCTGTTGGAAAAGCATCCCGATAAAATTGATTGACGGGGCTTATCTAGAAATCCAAACGCGATACAACTCTTGGAAAGAAATATGAATAACATTGATTGGAGTCAATTATCTAAAAATCCAAACGCGATACCTCTGTTGGAAAAGTATCCAGATAAAATTAATTGGTGTTGGTTATCTATGAATCCAAACGCGATACATCTCTTGGAAAAGTATCCGGATAAAATTAATTGGATTTAATTATCTATTAATCCAAATGCGATACATCTCTTGGAAAATAATCTCAATAAAATTGATTGGAGTTGGTTATCTATAAATCCAAACGCGATACATTTGTTGGAAAAGAATTTAAATAAAATTAATTGGTGGGAGTTATCTACCAATCCAAACGCGAATCCTCTGTTGGAAAAGAATATGGATAAAATTGATTGGGATGAAGCATCCCGAAACCCATCCATCTTTACCTATGATTACCAATCCATTTCGGAACGTTGTATATTCAAAAGAGACTTGATGAAAAATCGGTTTCATCCTCGCCATTTGGAACAGTTCGAAAATTGGGGGTTTGTGTAAACTAACATTATTATAAATAAATTATTTTTTGTTTGTTTATTTATAAAAAAATGAATTACAACACCAACAACAACGTTAAAGTTCATTATGTTTGTCAGACACAAATTATTTGTCCCTTGGGTGATGAAACTCCAAATGACATTTTTCACACACACTCAATAAATTCGCTGCGTGGTTTTTATGTATTAACGAACCGGTAATAAAGTCTGTAATTAATCCGTTTTTATTCGCCAATTTCTGGGGCAATTTATGATGCACTTCGGTTGCCATAGTAGTGGTGCATTTTTCACACAATCCCCGAATATGTTCTGCATTATATGTTGATGTTTTTTGGTCCAAAATGGATGCAGAACCCACATCGGCGTAATATTTCATTCGAAATTCATTCGCCATCTCAATAAAATCGTCGGGCATTTTCAGTGATTTACATACCTCTAGTCCATATCGATTGCTTCCTACCCCCATTTGCAATTTACGGTTATACACCAACTGGTCTTTGCAGCGGTCAAAAAACATAGACATATGCATGATGGTTAAATTGGATAATTGTTTTATCTCTTCCATTTCTACCAACTCGTGATAATGTGTAGCCAATATAAAAGATACATTTCGCCCACACATTCGAATTAAACTCGCTAAATTTAAACTAATTGCAGACGGGGTTTCGGTACCAGAACACAGTTCGTCTCCCAACACAATGCTGTTTTGGTCTGCATATTGCAAAATAGGATTCAGTTCAAGCATTTCCACCACAAAGGTCGACAATCCTTTTGCCAAACAATCGTTGCCTAAAATCCTAGTGAATAACTTGGTATAGGGTTTATATACAAACTTGGTTGCGGGAACAAAAAAACCAGATTGTGCCATAATAATCGCAATCCCCAACGAACGAATTAAACTAGTTTTCCCAACTGCATTTACGCCATATAATAAAATACCACGAGCATTTAACGACACGTCGTTGGCAACATATATTTCATCCGTTTGGATTTTTTCAATGATACAATGTCGCAAATTTTTCGCATCGACAAAAGATGGAGTTTTATTCTCTTCGTTTTCGTTTTTACATGTTGGATTGTTACATAATTCTGGTCGACAATATCCGTTGTTTTCAGCCATATTTGCTCGTGCTAAAATAGAATCCAACCCAGAAATATATTGAATAACATTCAGAATTTGCTTGTCATAAGTTTCCAATTGTTCCAAAATATCTAGGTATGCCTGTTTAATAGTATTGGCAATGTTTTTTTTAGCAAAACCCAGCGTGTATACATATTCATCTATTTGTGTACTTTTAATATATCGGTTAGTGCTACACGAACTTGTTTTTACAAAATCAATTACTGGCTTTAACGAGGTTTGTTTTCCTTGTTTTTCCGTTTTTTCTTCTGTTGCTACTTTGTTTGTCTTTCTTTTTTTATTAGAAAAAATTGGTTCTTCTCCGATTTTCAAAGATAATGTTACGAGTTGTTGTGTGTTGGACGACATGTAAGAAATATTTATAAAAGAATATGGTGTGGTTGCATTTACAGAAACGTGCATCTTTTTTAAACGTTCTGATATTTCTTCACATCTAATTTCCGTTGCAGAAATAGTAAAATTCCCCGTTTTAGTACAATTTATTTTTACACTACGTCCATTGTTGGAACCAAATTCAGCCGAATCTTCTTCCTCGTCTTCATTTTCACTTTTATCTCCCTCTTTTTCTTCCTCTTTTTCTCCATATTTTTCAGATGGTTTATTATTGTTGTTATTTTTTAACAATTCGTCTAAAAAGGTTCGACAGCATTCAAGTTGATCCCGCGAATCATACAAAGTGGATAAATCGCGATTAAATTCAATATTTGCGGTTTTCTTTAAAATAAATAACTCATCTCCAATATTTTCGCTAGCAGATTTACATTTGTCTATATTTAATACACTATCCAAAAAAGAAGTTATTTGTCCCATGGAAACTAACAAATGCGAATATTCCAATATGGTTGCTTGAAAATAAGCATGCATATCTGGGTCTTTTAAAAAATAATTATATAATTCTTTCGCATTTTGAATGCTTTCGTATAAAAAAAACAACTGTTTGGGTGAAATGCGTTTCCAATAAATCAATCGCAAATATTGCGATAAATCACGAATAGCGGAAATCCAATCATGCACTTTTTGTTTTTTTGCGTCAATGTTTAAATATGCTATAGCCGAGTCAATGACCGCATATTCGCGTTCCAAAAAAATCGCATTTGTGGTTGGGTGTAAAATCATTTCGGTTATTTTTCTTTTACCCATGGAAGTTCGGGCTTCGTTGGTACACATTTTTGCAACCGAGGCGTATTTATGGTTTATTTGTTTTCCGTCGTCTAATATATTCAACTGAATCAAGGATGAATTTTCTAACAATAAATTTTCACCCACATTGTCAAACACAGGAAGACTAATTTGCTTTGTGAGAGTAGTGTTGTGCTGATGGATAAAATCCAGCAAATAACAAAAGGATTGGGTAGCAAAAATATATTCGGAAAATTTGTGCATATACATGTCGTTGGAATTAACCCCAGGATAAAAGCGAGACAATACCTCTCTTTGGTAAATTTGTTTTTCGCAGTTTTTTGCACGACCAACATTTTTTGCATTGCTAATATTGTCTTCTTTTGTCCACGCTATTGCCGTCGCATCAGAATTATCTGACAGCAACACCATGTGTGTTTTATGTACGTTTTGCGTATTTACATTATTTAATATTTTAACAATCGTTTCCGTTTGAATGCCGTCAATCATCACTATTAATTCCACGGGAGTATAAATAGTTAAAAAACGGTCCAACGGATCAAACAAATTGGGGTTGTTTAACTTTGGATAATAGGTGCGTTCAAATTCATACAACACAGTTTTTCCCGTACAAATATCCACCGACGACATACCCACATAAATTCGATGCGAACCATTATTTTTTGTACTTTTTGAACCTAATATAGAGGATTGCATGTCTTTTAAATAAAACCATAAACAGCAAATGGTATTGCTTTTAACCGTCATTTCATTATTAAAATCGGAACTATTATTGTCTGGAGTACCAATATACGTGCCGGGAGATACAATTGTAAATAATGTATGGTTTTTTTTAGCATCTTTAGTTGCACCTGGTTCTTGATTGTAAATTACTATGGTGTATCCTTCCTTTTGCATTTTTCGCACATGTTTATCTACATATACATTTTTAAATCCGCACATGAGTACATTGTATTGTTTACTAGACCCATAACTAACTTTGGATTTTGGCACTACCTCCAGTTCACATATTTGTCCGAATTCTGTAATGCGAGGTTCACCTTCATTTCGTTTTGTTTCCATAGTCACCGCGTCTTGCAACCCGTACATTTCGTAAAACCCCCCCACTTGCATCAACACAATAGTATTGGTTTTTCCGTATTCTGAAATATACTGTTTGTTTAATGCGAAATATTCATCAAATATACTTTTTGGTTGTTCTGACATTGTATATTTATTTTATCTTATTTTATCTTACTCATAATAATATGCAAGTTGTTTTTAAGTCGTTTTTGCAAAAAAACACATTCTTTCCAATTTGCTTTTTTTATTTTGTTAGTTTGAATAAAAAAGAAAGGATAAAATAAGGTCGATAAACTTTAAAAAACGATTAAAAATAATTATATATATAATTATTTAATAAAAATTGACTAATTCTACCCTAACTATTTATGCACTATACTTTAATAACCAACAACTTTTTAGGATTTACAATTCTCAACTTTTTTATTTTTGGTTTTATTTCAATTTCTATTCCTTTGTTTTCTACAATAACGGTTGGCTGTTTAACAATATTATTATAACCAACAATATTTGTATCATTAATTAGTTTGATGTCGTCTTCGGATAATTTGAAATGTTTATATACTTCCACGTCAGTTCATTCTTTATTTAACGGAGGTAAGGGGTATCCATTTTATAGATTGTTCTTGAATATCTTGAGAATTTTTTCTTAATGATAACATAAAATTTGGTAATCTACATTTCATATAACTTATAATGATTTTGCTTCATTTTCATTCAATTTTTATACTTAACTAACAAATTTGATAATGAAAAAAAAGAAAGGAACGAATTAAGTAAAAGAAAAAACAAGAAAATTGAATAAAAATATTTCAAATCAATTTTATGAAAATAATCCAATTTTTTTCCAGATGAAACTAACAAAAAATAAAATAAACAATTAAGTTAATATTGTATAACTATGAATCGACCCAATTATGTTATATCACAGCAACCTACCGCCCATTTTTATGGAGATAAAAATCAAGCAGAACAAGAAACGGCTTATTTTGGTCCAAGAATAACAAGTAAAGGCACAAAAGTCCAATCATTCTTAGCGGCGAAAGCTATATCTGGTTTATCTGTTGGATATGCTCTACCTATATATGAAACTTATGAGGGAATTTCTATGGAACAAGGAGATTTACTTTCTAGAAAATATATACATAATCCCAATTTAATGGTGAATGCAAACAATGAATGGGTATTAGTAATTCCTGTAATAAATCAACCACCTCAATTTATAAATGAACTAGCCCACGCATCTCGTTCAGTAAACGACAATGAAAAACCTCTCGTTTTTTTAGTTACGACAAAAGCACATGCTATTATATATATATTGCATGAAGCAAAACTTTATACATGTGGATATGGATATATGGGTAACTTAGAAAATATAAAAAATTTAATTGCTACATCCTTAAGAACGGTTCCAACTGAAAAAACATATAATATTGCACATACATTTGAAGAATTAAGAGGTGCTATATATTCAACAGACCATGTTGCTCCAACAGAAAATATAGAAGCAAAAATAGCGTGGATAGGTTTTTTAAATATAGATATTGTAAATCGTATTCAAGATTTTTTAGATGCTACTTTAAAGGTAGTCTATAATGGCAAAATAATGTCTCCATCCAAATACTCTGTATCTAGCAATTCAATACTTATACTGAACAAATCATATTATGCTGCAATAGGGTTCGTTCCTGGCAAAGATGCTTATAATTGTCTTGTATGGGCGCAAAAAATGTTAAATATAAATATAGATTGTGGTTTTTTTGGTTATCCTGGGAATTGTAAACCAATTAGTGTAGTCCAATTTAAAACATTAAGAGAAAATTTAAATAATAGAAATTTATCTCAAATAATAAGAGAAATTCAGAGTGAAATTGAACTTCCAAAAGATATTTGTACGAAAATTGGTAGAATTATAGGTCTTTGTTCAAAAATAAATGGCGGAAAAAGAAGAAATAAAACTAGACGTAACACTATAAATAAAACTAGACGTAACATTAGAAATAAAAGTAGACATAAAAAGAAAAACAAAATTAAACACAAATAAAATAATCAAAATAAAATTAATTGGTACATTTTATTAACATTATTTAAATTAAAACAGACAAAACCTCACAAAATGTTATAAAATATTCTATTGTTTGTTAGTTTATAATAAATCCCCAGTTTTCCAACTGGTCCAAATGGCGAGGATGAAACCGATTTTTCATCAAGTCTTTTTTAAAAATACAACGTTCTGCCATGGCTTGGTAATCATACGTAAAGATGGCGGGATTACTAGATATCCATATCCAATCAATGTTTTCTGGATACTTTACCAACAAAGGCATCGCGTTTGGATTTCTAGATAACCAAAACCAATCAATTTTATCTGGATACTTTTCCAAGAGGGCG